TGCCAGTTCCACGTTCCATCATTGGTGGACTTGGTGCCACGTTCGCCCCAGTTTCCACCATCACCTGATAATGGAGACCCATAACGGTCATTTTGGGTTCGGTAACCTTTACCGGGTACCGAAGCTTCAGCATCAGTGATTTTCATAACCAATAAATAACTCTCCAGATAGAGGCGATAATCTTGTGAGTCATTTGAAATCGGCTGTCCAGTCATGACCCGACCAAATGGTGCTCCAGCACCACCGGGAATTCCCTGAACCCCATAAGATGATCCAGTGTAAATACCACTTGGTGTTGCTCCACCACCTGAACCGCCTCGAGCTAACGTCCCTCCATCGATAATCAGGTTTAGTTTGCTGTGCCGGTTCAACAAACCGGGTGCTCCCTGAAACCCATCACGGCGGGTTTTGGTAAAATTGAAGTCAGAATCTTTTTCCCAATCTCCGTAAGCTAGATGTGGCAACCCGCCATCTCCACCACGTCCAACAACAGCACCTTTAATAGTCAAATTTACCACGAGATCAGGTGGGAACTCACCAGTATCAATAGCAGGTAATTCTGATGCAGCTGGAACGATATACTCTCGTTTTGCAGGACTAGACTTATAGTCGAATTTATAGACAAATCTGGTTTCCGGTCGATAAGAACTTGAACTTGAAACCAGTGCACCTGCTTCAACTACAAAACTGATTTCTCCAGTCGTTGGCAAATCCCCTCTTTGCATTTGATACAAACGAGCCAGATTTATATCTAGCTGGTCATATCGAATGTAAATCGGTGAATCATCTACCGGCACGTCAATAAAGTCCTTGTCATTGAGGTAATAACGTTCATCGTAATTAATTGCAGTAATGGTATTAGAGAACTGGTCAGCCGGTTCTCTTTTTGCAACCAGATAAGGCAGTGAGCCTTTGGTATCGTCATTAACCACCGTATAGATAGTATTCACAAAATCATCAGGACTAAGCTTTAAGGCCCCGTTCGGTAAACGGCCTAAAACCACCTTGTTCTTGGCAGATCCAGCGGTAACAGGAATAAGGTCCACTGTGCCATCCCCCATTTGCAGATAGATCACATAGCTCTTGCCTGCAATGAAATCTACATCATGGCTTAAGGTGAGGATTAAACCCTCTTGCTGTACCACTTCCCCGCTTTGATGGATGCCATTGCGGTAATCCGCTACGGCAATACGGTCACGTAGCACAAGCAATTCAGACTCAGGCGCCGCATCAAAGGTGATGGATTTACGTTGAAACCGAAGCTTGTTCCAGAGCCGGTACGCATTAAAATGAGCTTGCCACTTGTTTCGCACCCCAACGGATTTCACTTCTTTCGGGTTCTTTGCTCCTTTGTCTGGCAAATAGATATTGATACGACTATCGTCGGTCGGATCCGTGTATTCATAGATCAGTCCATCGTAGTCATCCATCACGCCAAAGGTAAGGTCATGCTTGTAACTATCCGGAATGATATTCCTGAAGTTAAACAGCATTACCGAGTTATCAGTTGGACGTTCAAAATAAAGCTTGAGCTTATTGTTTTGCCGATATGCGGTACAAAATACGGCATCACAAAGATTGGTAACCAGCTCTTCAAAAGACAGGTTTGTATCATCAATAGTGGTACAGAACTCAGCCGCAAGTGGCGTACCAAAATAATCAACTACATCGTTATAAGTCCGATAGATGTTTTCCAGATCAATCTCATCAATCGTACGGCGGCCAATCTTGTCATCCAGTGCCATTGAAACCAGTGCATCAGCAAAGCTTGATGTTGGAAATAGCTCTGTCGTCATTGCGCCGTTTTTAAAAGTCGGTAACATCCGCTGAAGATCAAAATTGATCTTGCGGGACTTAACAGATAAAGCTCCAGTGGTTGCATAAGTGCGCGCACGAAAAACCGTTTCATGTTCATACACTGTGCTTTGCAAAGGATAAGCACCATAAAGCGCCTGCCACTTTACTTCATCTACTACCGTTGTAACCGCCGGTGTTGGTGTTAAACGACGTGCACGGACACTACAGCGACCTTGAAATGTCACCATATCCAGCGTTGCGCCAACTGTCTGACGTGACTTTGCCGAACCCTTTAGAATGATCTGCTTTAGCATTGGATTACCAATGGCTGCACCCGATTCATTTACCGGCGTTACTTCAACTTCAATCGTGACGTTTACAGCTCCCTGATTTCCACCTGAAGAAACTGTGTAAAGTCCATTTGTGGCCACAAAGTTACATAGCACCCGACTTCGTTCGACATTGTCCAGAATGAATGGACCAATCCACTTTTCACCTATTGAACTGATCTTTGGTGATAAAGCTGCTGTTTGCTGGGCACTTAACTCTTTAACTTTTAACCAGTTAGCATTAACGGCCGCCGGATTTGATAACGTCATTCGATCATCAGCTACCGATAGAACACTGTAAGTGCCGTTTAAATCATAAGTCTGGCCGTTAAACATGAATGAGGCATTGGTGATTTCTACACGGTCATTACTTACAAACTTAGTGGTTAAATCCGTATTGTTTGCAGATGCCCGAAGGATCTCGTTTGGATAGGCAAAATGAAGATAGTTGGTACCCTCTAAAGATTGCGTATCTGCTGGACGGAGAACTTGGCCATTCGCAGAAGTTTGATGCTGAACAGTTAAAGGTGGAGTTGTAATTTCGCTGCCAAGAGAAAAATAAGGTTCTCCTGAAACGATATCTACACCTGGTCGAAAGACCTCTACCGATGCGCCAGCAATATCAACAATATTGGTTTCACCGTCATAAGCACCATTAATTTTATAGTGACCACGACCAATACAGCCCACCAAATGCTCAACTTCGACGTTATTTTCATATACCTTATAAGGTACTGCGATTAAGTCGGGGGTATTCCACCCAGCGCCATAATTATCAGCAATACGGCCGTTCACCCGGATCTTGTTTTCACGGTTAGAAAGTTCATTGTTTGCTGAAGAAGACTGGTTAGTATTTTGAGTCGTTTGTGCTATTGATGGTGTCGGCATTAAAAATGCGATCGCAATACTAATTACAATCGAAACAATAGCTGCAACCCATTTAGGATTCTCAATTACGATAAAAGTACCCGGTAAGAAATCAAGCTGCTTTAAGTCATATGCATTCTTCGGTGTGACTTCATTCGCAAATGAAATTTCGGCATGATCCATATTGCTTGTAGTATGAAAGATACGGACATGTTCAGGCATATGTTCATATTTTGAAGTGAGCCATTGCCCAATGGTTTGAGCCTGTTCAATTGTCTTTTCTTCAGACAAAGCATCTTTTTTATAAATAACTTTAATCATAATAACTGACCCGATTAAACCCCATTCCCATCACGACCTCTTCAGGCAAATATGTGACTCCGCTTTCCATGAGGTGAAGAATCTTTTGCCCACGAAAAAGCCCCACATGCGGGGGCTTATTTCTTTGTCTAGGATGGAAGGCGACTATGCAGCCTTCCTTAGGCATGGGCAGCGGATTTAAAAGTTTTAACCGTGAAGATAAAAAAGTAATTTTGCCCTTAGGCTGCATAAAGAGTTCAAGCGCTTCCGCCCGATCTATGCCGTATAGGTCCATTGCAGCTTCATGAACAAAGTGAACACAATTGTAGTGTTCATCGTCATATTGCCTATCGAGCAAATGATCGTGACTTTTCATATAGCCCCCTTCAAGCCACTAAAGCGATCCAGTGCAAAGATATCTCCGGTTTTAGTGGTATTTAATCGCGGTGATTCAGCCTTGAATGTCACAGCCTTATGGTTCATCGCAACACTGGAGAGTTGCAGTCCAAGTAAATAAAACATTGGAAAATTCAGATTGTCTGAACTGTAAATCCGGTAATTTACGGTTGGCTTTACATCTGGATATTGCCCTTCGATTACCCGTTCAAACTCATCAGGCATCACATCACCTAGACCAGAGATAGAAACGGTTAATGTCTGGTCCAGATCACCAAGCATTCCGGATCTTTGGATAGAGACCGGCAAGAACTCATAATAGACCTGACCGGATCCTTCCTTATGTTGTACATAGACACCTCGGTCATCATTACGGACTACCCGGTAAGTATTCATAAAAGAAGGGTGTGATAGTTCAATACATTCCAGTTGATAAACATCTACTTTCCGATTGAAAAAGAATTTGGCATATTCGTTATCCATTAGACCTCCCAATCTTTAATCAAAGCTATATCAGCGGCAAGGTTAGCCTGATTTTGAATAACCTCGAGCTGAGCATTCACCCGGTAAAGGTTGCCGTTCACCTCATTAGTCTTGAATGAGTTTGGAATGAAATTGCATTGGTATTTCTGACGTGTTCCTTGGTCTATGACCAGATCCGCATAGAATGAAGCTGGCTTATTCTGATAGATCCGCCAGAAAGCCATCATTTTATTGAAATCTGTTTTACTTAAATTCCAGTTCACATCGACAATATGACTATTACGTTTTACATCGATGTAATAGCGTCCTCGCCCTCCATCCATCTGCTGACGCTTTACATCATCACCTGGTGTTACGCCATAGCCGCTGGTCTGGGGATTTAGCTTTAACTTGTACATAACTTTCCTTCAGGTAATAAAAAACCACCTCGAAGGGTGGTTTGATGAAATAAGGTTTAGATATTTAAATTAATTACAAAAACGATTTAACATTAAGAAATCGATTTAATAATAGTTTCTTTACCATCTTCAAAAATCTCTTTCACTACAAACTTGCAGTAAGCTCCATCTTGAGATGGTTCAGTCAGTAAAGCTGGATTCACAAAATCTTTGATCTGTTTAAAACGGATCAATTCATAATTTCCATTTCTTTCCAACTGATAGTCCATTTTTACATCACAACTATACATAGTAGTTGACCCAATAACAGAAGTAAGCCTGAAAGTTAATTTCTTATTTGCGGGTACTTTAAACTCAAAAAACTCTTCACCATTATTTAAACTGATTGTGGGTTTAGGCATATTTAATTTTTTGGGCTCATGCATAGAG